AAATTAAGGACATTAAATTTAATATATTGGATACTGTTTTAATTTGAATTGAGATAAAAAAAGAGACTAACTTTTACAGTTAGTCTCTTGTTAGATTTGTTTTATTTTTGAATTGTTTTTAATAAATTGATATAATTTGTCTCAAACTTGTCAATATCACAATTACAAGCATCTGATAAATATAAAGGATTGTGTAAACTACCAATATTTTTATCAAAACCCCATATATTATCTTTTTGAATGTAATTGTTTAAAGATTTTATTTGTATATTTTCATTAAGCATAAACAGAATTTCAAAAAAATAACCATGCACGTGGTAACAAGCGTTTATCATACGCCGCCCTGTATACCCACGCCTTGCACCACTATTTTTAGAATCTTTAACCCTTAATGTTACTTTAAAAGCATCACCTTTTTGATTGATTTGTTTGAAATTGTTAAAAGTAATATTGTTATCAAATACCTTGTTTAACAACTCCATAGCTTTTTCTAACTCTTGTTGACTTGTTTTTCTTACCTCCATTTTAACACCTCTTAATATTTTTTATTACTTGCTAATGCAAGCTTAATTTTATTTTAAAATATTTTTTTGCATTTGTCAATAGTTTTTGCCATAAAACTTTAAAATACAAATATAAAAAATTTTTATGACATTGAAAAATAAGACTTAAAGACTTCTCTATTATCCAGTATAAAAACTTGCAATCAATTTCAAATAATTTTTATAACCATATAAAATAAATTTATATAATGTATGCAATAGTTATGCCAATTAGCTATAAATAAAATTTATATGCATATTAAAAAGTTTTTTCATGGATATATTGACAAATTACTTTTTATATTGTAATCTATAATTAAGCTATCTTTTAGATAGCTAAAATAAATTTTAAAGGTGGTAAAATGTATCAAATTTATTTAGTGTTTGGTGTTTTTTTAGGCATGTTACTTGCCTATATATTATATTTAATTGGATAGGTAATAGATAGCCATTTCAAATTGAAACGGCTATGATTTGCCGTAGATGGACTAAAAAAGTCCATAAGAAAAAAGGTGGGGGTGCATAAATCAATTCGCCGGGATTAGTGCCTAGTCTCCTACAGAGTTTTACTAAAATTTATACTTGACTAATTTGTTTTATTCTGTTATTTGTATTCTTATATAAACATAGAGTTTTACCATATTTTATTATTGATTATTAATTTATACATAACTATACAAATTTACTTTATTTTCTCTTATATATATGCAGAGAAATGCAAAATTTTTATTTTAAAGTTGCAAACCCTGACAAATTTATGTTATAATATGATTAATAAAAAGGAGGGAAATATGAAAAAGGCAATTTTTGGTTTATTGTTTCTTGTTTTATCTGGTTGTATTGGATTTCCACCTGTTCCTACTGATGCTGATTATTCGCAGGCTGTTGAGACATTTCCAGAGGCTAAATCGGCTGTATATCTTGTAAAAGCTTTCTGGTTTCCAAATACATATAGACACATGTTTGCACTTGCTCTTGAAGACCCTACTTATGGTATTCTGGCACTAAATGAAGACAGTATGATATTTGCCATCTATATTAACTCACAGGGCAAATTTTTACAGGCTTTTAATGCTTCATACTCTGATATAACATGGATACATATTGAAAAAAGAAGTATTGGTTCAAACTATATGACAATTCAGGTAAATAACACTGTTCATGGTTTTGAGTGTTTCTTTGCATATAAAAATAATGGAGAAAGTGTTGATAGAAGTGAAGTATTTGATTTTCTTCTGAAAAAAGTAAATAAGAAATAGGAGAAATTATGCACAAATTTTTTGATGCTCTACGGAAGTTTTTCATTGGAATTGAGTTTAAAGGTAAAGGCGGATTTGTTGAGTTGTATAAATTGCGTGTTAAGTGGTTCGATAAGATTAAGAGTGAGGTTGAAAGTTGGCAGGTTGATGAGTTTTATGATTTGTTGCAATCTTTTTTGAGCTATCCTGATGAATTAGTTAGCAGTTATGATGTTGGGCTTGTCTGGTCATCTATGGATAAATATTATGTGGCTACTGTAAAGGTTTTTGATGATGCTCCTATTGGAGATGTATATTTTGATTTATCAAAGTTTGAAGTTATGTCTGTAAATGATAAAATAGCTTTGGTGTTTGATGTGAAAACAAAATATCCTTTAACTTTTTATGTTTACTGGGCTGAACCAAATCAGGTGTTTGATTTTCAGGCTGTTGTTGAGCAGGTTAAAGATGTTATATCTGAAAAAGACTTGTTAAAAGTATTTAAGAGTTTTAAGCGTAGAGGTAAAAATGTCGATATTTTTATTCATAAAGATATGAGAAAATATTTGTTTGAAAAGTTCAAGCGTTGGTTTGGTCAGTGCTGTTTTGAAGGTAAATTTAAAGGTGTGGATACGGAAAAATTGCAATTGATTGCAAATCGTTTAATTGAATTAATCGCTACTTTTGAAGATAAACTTGTAGAGCTTTGGAATAAACCAAGACAGGTAAAAAGTTTTGGCTATGTTATCTCTCTTGACAGACTTTTATCTAAAAATCCTGCATTAGTTGAAAAAATTATTAATCACCCAAATATCAACAGACAAATACAGGAGTGGAAAGAGCTAAATCTTGTTCCTGAAGATTTTACACAGCAGGATTTATTAAATTGGTTTTATGAACAACAACAGGAAAGAGGTCATTAATGAGTTATCTTTATTTACCGATTGATACAAAATTCTTTAAAGATTTGGAAAACGAGCTTTTGGCTTGTTTTTCTGAAGATGAATTAGATGGATATTTAATAAAAAGTGAAAACTATCAAGCATTAAACACAATCCTGCCGAAATTCAAAGAAAAAGTGCAGACAATCTACATTGACCCACCGTTTAACAAAAAACAAAAATCAGATTATCTTTATAATTCTAAATATAGAGATTCTATATGGGCGTGTTTTTTAGAAAACAAACTACAACTTGCAACGGATTTATTAAAAGATACAGGGGGTATGTTCGTCAAATGTGATTATAATGGCAATTGGCTTGTAAGATACTTGATGGATACTGTTTTTGGAAAGAATAATTTTAGGAATGAAATTATTTTAAAAAGAACAAAGACTTTGAAAGGAGAAAATAAAAGATTTAATACATCACACGACAGCCTGTTCTTTTATGCTAAAAATGTTGATTATTTATTATTCAATGGTTATAAAAAACTTAAAGACAAATCAGAGTGGGTTAGAATGCATTTGCCTGGTGCTGTCAAAGGAGATGCCTCACGAGTAGTATTTGGAAAAAAAATTTTACCACCTACAGGAAGAAAATGGGTTTTAAATCAAGCAGGGTTTGATGATGCAATTAAAAAAGGTCTTATTAAATGGGACGATGAGATTCAAGAACCTTTATTTTTAAGCAAATATGAAACGATAGGTTCGGATTGGACTGACGCTCCAGGTTATGCTTTTAGTTGGAATTTTAAGACAGAAAACTCTGAAATTATCTTAAAGCGTGTTATAGAATCTACATCAAACGAAGGCGATTTAGTTATGGATTTCTTTCTTGGCTCTGGAACAACTACAGCGGTAGCACATAAATTGGGAAGAAAATGGATTGGTGTAGAAATGGGAGAACATTTTTATAGTGTAGTTTTGCCGAGAATGAAAAAAGTTCTTGCATATGATAAATCTGGAATTTCTAAAGAAAAAGATGTCAAAGAAATGTATAATGAAAAAACCGCAGGTGGATTTTTTAAGTATTATGAATTGGAACAATTTGAAAATGTTATATAAATATTTACCGATAGATACAAAATATTTTAAAGATACAGAGGCAGAAATTTTAAGCCAATTTGATAATATTGACAAATCCTTAGACGGCTGGCTGATAAAGAGCGAAAACTATCAGGCATTGAATACAATTTTGCCGAAATTCAAAGAAAAGGTGCAGACGATTTACATTGACCCGCCATTTAATTTAGATTCTTCTGACCGGTTTTTATATCACACAAATTACAAAGATGCTAATTGGGCAACATTACTTGAAAACCGATTAAAACTTGCTAAAGAATGGCTTAATGAAAAAGGAAGTATTTTTGTACGATGTGATTACAACGGAAACTGGATTGTGAGACCAATAATGGATGAGATTTTTGGGAAGGAGAATTTTAGGAATGAGATTATAGTTAAAAGAGGTGCATCGAAAGCAGGGTTGTTTACTCAGTTTGAAGGCATAAATAGTATGGCTGTATCTTATGATAATTTTTATTGGTATAGTAAGAACGAAAGTTTAAGATTTAGACCATTTCTGAAAGAAGCAAGGGAAGAACAAAAAATCAAAGGTAAATGGACAGGGTTTGATAAAGGAGAAGCATATGATAGACCGACAATGAGATATGAGATTTTGGGCGTTAGCATTGATAAAGGTCAATGGAAATGGAGCAAAGAAAGGGCTCATAAGGCTGTTGAAAATTACAAAAAGTATTTAGATGGATTTGCAGATAAATATACATTAGAAGAATACTGGGAAATTACTGGAAGAGAGCTTGAATTTATTAGAAAAAATGATAACGGGAAAATTCAATATTGGGTAGAACCAAGGGAATTTGTTTATGTCGATAATAATTGGCTTGATATAACAGGTTATTCATCATCAACAGGTTTTCAAACGGAAAATTCTGAATATCCTTTAAAGAGAATAATTGAAACATTAACAGATAAAAATGATTTAGTTCTTGATTTCTTCCTTGGTTCCGGTACAACAACAGCAGTAGCACACAAACTTGGCAGAAAATGGCTTGGTGTAGAGATGGGCGAGCATTTTTATACTGTAGTTTTGCCAAGAATGAAAAAAGTTTTGGCTTATGATAAATCTGGTATTTCAAAAGAAGTCAAAGAATATCAAGGTGGCGGCTTTTTCAAGTATTACGAGCTTGAGCAATATGAAGAAGTGCTAGATATGTGTGAGTATAAGAACGGAAAAATAGCATATTCTGTTAAAAATTTAAATAGTTTAGGTAAAAACATAGATATTCCAGAGACATTATCTAATCTTACAGGAAAATGGATTAAAAAAATAGAAAACAGTAATATATGGTTTGAGGGAGATACTGAACCAATAAATATAACAAATATTGATTTTAATACTATTAAACCTCTGGTGAGCTGGTGAGTATAGAAATTAGCAATGCCATTTCTTTTGCAGAAGCTATTGCATCACATATTGAATATTTCTATAGTGTTTGGGAAAACACAAAGCCAAATAAATATTTCAATATTTGCACACCAAATACTACTGTTAATAAATTTATTGATAAGTTGCAAGAAATAACAGGAGTTAAGCCAAATATCACTTTTGCTGAAATAAGAAATCATCTTGAAAAGAATAACATTTTTATACTGTTTTCCGATGAATTACCAGAGAATATCAGAGGAATTTCTGTTGCAGGTGAGAAATATAAGTCAGTTATTGTGATACTTGTTAATAAGAACATACCTGAAAACGAAGTGATACTGTCTTTATTTACATTACTCATAAATATTATGCTCGGAATTAATCCGGTTATTTGTAATTATACTGATAACCCTACTGTTAAATTCTATAATAATGTGATATTAAAACCAGTGATACGCAAAATTGATAAGAAATCTGTTTGTTTTGATGAAAATAACACTCTATTCAAGTATGGGAGAACACTTCTCGCTATTTTTGATAATGCAATTAACGATGAGCTGATACTTTTCAGAGATGCAATAAGACTATTAGATATAGATAGAACATCTTTTGATATGGCTGTAGAAACAGTTAGGAAAAATATCCCTGCTCCTTAATTTTTTTCCAAACATACCGTTAAAAATGTTGAAATTTTTTCATTCCCCACTTGCAAATCTTGACAAATTTATGTTATAATGTAGTTATAGAAAGGAGGAAATTATGATAAAAGGTAATTTTATTTTATTGTGTGGTTTGATTGTTTTAATGTTTGTATGTATTATGTTCCCACATTTTTTTATGAAAATAGTGCTCTGTTATATCGCATTACCATTCTCTCTTCTTGTTATTTCACTGTTTGTGTTATCTGCATTAATATTTAAACTGTCTGTAGTTATAGTGCCGTTTTTAATTTCGTTGTTAATCTTTTTAATATTTTAAAATAAGTTTATGGAGGTGGTGGGAGTTGAACCCACATTAGTAAGCTCAATTCACAACAAACTAAGCCTACTCTTCCCAATTCACCCCCTTATTGTATTATAATACAATCAAAACATAAATTTCAATTGTATGCTATAATAGTTGTATGGCAAAAACAAAGGTTAGTTTTATAATTTTAAATGACCCGATAGATATTTATAACGCTTTTAAGAGCTATTTTATAAGTCCAAGAATGACAAATATAAGTAGTGGCTATATAAAGTATCTAAAAGCCATTGCAAAAACAGATGAAGTGTATAATATGGCAAATTTTGTTATAAAAGGGAGATTTAATGAGATGTATAAAGATGGTTATGATGTTTATCTCAAAAAAATTCCATTTCTTATAAGTGAAAGTGATGATATTTCAGTTGTTTCTGCGAAAGGAAGATGTGGAGTTGTTATAAGTAAGGAATTTAAGAAAAAATACTTGCATTTACACAAATAATTGTGTATAATAGGAAATCTTGAATACAGATTTAGCTATAATCGGTGAATTGTGGGAACAGATGGAGAATGAACCATCTGATGCCTATCTGATATTCAGCAAATATCTCACTATGAAAAAGCGTTCACTTAAAAAATTAGCTGAAATGTTCTCTCTTTCTACTGCAACAATATCAGAATACAAGAAAAAATACAGATGGGAAGAGAGAGTTCTTGCTTATGATAAATATATGTCAGAACTTCAGAAAGAAGAATATGAATTAATGATAAAAGAGACATGTATGAGGCATGCAAAAATATCACAGAGCATTCAGGAAGTCCTTTTAGCTCCTGTTTCAATTCTTGCAGAGAAATTAAAAGATATTGGAAGTGAGGAATTAAAGGAAATGTCAGTTGGAGAGCTGATGCAACATGTATATCAGATAGCAAAAGTGCTGAAACCTGTTATAGATGTTGAAAGAATATCAAAAGGAATGTCAACTGAAAATGTTTCAATGAAATCCGATGATAAAGTTGAAATTATTATAACTCCTGCAAACAATTCCGATGAAAATAAATCTTAAAGCAACACCAATATTCTATAAAAATTTGCAATCAATTGCAAAAGTTGTATTAAACAGAGGTGGTGCTCGTTCAAGTAAATCATTTTCAATAACACAGGTATTCCTTTATAAATTTCTTACAGAGCAGAATAAGCGTATGCTTGTTGTGAGAAAATCACTTCCATCATTAAGGCTTTCAACTCACAGTGATTTCAAACATGTTTTAGAGGAAGCTGGTGTTTCTTCAAAGGTAAAAGAGGAAAAACAGTTTCTTAACTATTATTACAAGGATAATTTTTTACATTTTGGCTCTTTAGACGATGCTGAAAAGATAAAGAGCACTAATTTTTCATATATATTTATGGACGAGGCAACAGAATTTACATATAACGACTTTCTGATGCTTAAATTAAGACTTTCAACTCCATCTGTAGATGGAAAGAAAAACCAGATGTTTCTTGCATTCAATCCAATAGATGAATTCCACTGGATAAAAGATAAACTCATGATTACTGAAAGTGATTATGAGGAAATACATTCAACATATAAAGATAATCCCTTTCTTGATAAAGATTATATTGAAATGTTAGAAGGTCTTGCAAACCAAGACCCAAACTATTACAGAATATATGTTTTAGGTGAATGGGGAAGATTTGAAAATCTTGTATACAGGAATTGGACTGAAATTGAATTCATACCTAAAGATGACATACTTGATACATTTTATGGTCTTGATTTTGGATATAATGACCCGACATCTCTTGTTAAAGTTAATACAAGTAAATCAGATGTATCAAAAATATATGTAACACAATTAATATATCAGACAAAACTCACAACTCCAGAACTGATAGAGCTTATGAAAGAGAAAGGTATAGCAAAAAGACATATTATTTATGCAGATGCCGCAGACCCTGACAAGATAAAAGAAATAGCATCTGCTGGATTTCATGTAAAACCTGCTAATAAATCAGTATTTGCTGGAATTGAAACAGTAAAAAGATACAATTTGTTTGTTGATAAATACAGCCTTGATTTAATAAAAGAATTAAAAACATATTCTTGGCAGACTGATAAAAATGGTAAACCTACAGATAAACCTATAGATTATTTTAACCACGCTGTAGATGCATTGAGATATGCTCTGCATAGTTTTAGCAAGACTTCAGGAAGAGTTAGATTGCGATGGATTTGAAAAATACACACAAATCGGTTATTCTTAACTAACATGAGTAAACTAACTGTTGAGATTTCAGATGACGGCTGTGATTATTGTAGATTTATTCATTATGACGCTGGTTTTTCTAATGCTTTCTGCTACTTATTTAAAACCAAACTAAAGAAAGATTATGAAGGTTTATATACTAAATGTAAGGAGTGTGCAAAATTAAGTGAATGTCAGGAAAGTATTAGAGAAATTAGGGATTACTAAAAAAGAATTAAAACCACAGCTTTCAGGTGGAGGAAGTTGGTTAAGACTGACAGCTCAAAGAGCAGATTACGATGTTTACGGTTCTTACGCAACTTCTGCTTGGGTCTACTCCGCAATAAATGCAATAGCAAGAAATATTGCAAGTGTTCCAACTGTGCTCACAAAAAATGATACTGAAGTAAACTCTGGTGCTCTTTATGATTTACTTCAAAAACCAAACTTTCTTACTGTATGGCTTGAATTAATACAATCAACAGTTATTTTTCTTGAATTATATGGTGATGCTATATGGGTTATTGAAAGACAGAATATCACACAGCGTCCAAAAGAGATTTGGTGTTTTAATCCAACAAGGTTTCAACCTCTATTTGATGAAAAAAATAATTTTTATGCATGGCAATACTCATATGGAACTGTAGTTGAAACTTTTGATTTACATGAGATTGTTTATTTTAAAAACTCTAACCCTTACAGTGATATAAGAGGGCTTGCACCTCTCAATTCAGCAGTTTTAGCTATAACACAGGATTATTATGCAAGTGAATTCAATAAAAACTTCTTTAAAGAAGGAGTTGCGTTAAGTGGAGTTATAGAAGTTCCTGATGAATTATCTGATGAGGCATATCAGAGACTTCAACAATCTTTTGATGATAAGTATAAAGGGTATAGCAGGTCTCATAGAGTTGCATTGCTTGAAGGAGGAGGAAGATTTGTTCCGATAACTCCATCATATAGAGAATTTGAATTTATAAACCTGCGTAGAATGAATAAAGAAGAAATTCTAACAGCATTTGGAGTAAACCCTGTTGTAGTAGGTGATTACAGTGCTATTCGTTCTTATGAAGGTATAAGAGCGGCATTAGTATCATTCTGGAATGAGACATTAGTTCCAAAGATAAAATATATATCTGATGTAATAAATATTAATTTTATATCTAAAATAGAAGGAGGAGGTTATAAACTTACATTCAATTTAAATGCAGTTGAATCATTGAGAGATAATTTCTACAGGAAAGTAGATGCGGCTGAAAGATTGTATCAAATAGGTCTGCCTGTAAATATGATAAATGAAAAACTTGAGCTTGGATTTGATAATGTTGAATGGGGAGATGTATGGTGGGTTGCAGATAACAAAATTCCTGCTACTGATTACATGTATGGGGGAAATACTAACGAAGAGAGCAAATCTCTGAATACTTATAAGAAAACTATTACATTTGAAAGAGCACTTCAGAATTATCTGTTCACACACAAAAAAGAAGTATTTAAAACAATAGATAAATCTACATATAAAACATTACCTTTTATTAAAGTAGCAAATACAAATGTAGATGATTTTAAAAACTCAATTATGGACAAAATAATTGTATCGTTTAATAACAACAAGGAATATGCTGATTCGAGGCTTAATCTAATATATGAAACAGTTATAGAGAATTTAAATAATGATGTAAACAATAAAGTAGCACAACTGCTTGATGAAGGAGCAA